CTCATCAGGATACGCGGCTCCAAAAGCAGCGTCGATGCGGGTTTTCTGGGCGTCAGTTACAGTCAGCGTCAAGTCGGGCATTTTTAATTCTCCATTAGGTCAATTAGTTTTGTAGTGCCGCTACTTGTGCTTCGAGTGCCTCGATGCGGGCCTTGGCTTCCTGCAACGCCTTCACAGTCAACGGAACCATGTTGTTGTACTCCGCTTTCCAAACGTGGTCGTGATCTTCGCACGAAAGCCCAGCCTTGCATGTGGCGCAATCGCCAGCATTCCCTGCGTTCACCGTCCACGGTGCCCACTCGACCACTTCCTGCGCGATCAACCCCACATACGTCCCCCGACTCGACGGCCCGTAATCGCTGTCGGTGTCTGCGATGCCTTCCTTGTCGTAGGTGAATGAGACGACTCGCGCATTGCCGAGAAGATCCAACGCGGACCCGGTGTAATCGGCTACATCATTCTTGACGCGAAGGTCGGAAGACGTAGTGATCGACTGGTTGCCGATGTAGAGTGTGCTCGACCCGCTACCGTTGGAAGCGTCATCAATCAGCTTGTTCGTTGTGTTCGTGCCGATTGTTACTCCGCTATAAACTACGGCAGTCGCCCCTTGTAGGATGAGAATGTCGGCGGAGTGATCGTACCCAATGCTTCCTTGATTGTTCGAGCCGCTGTCATCCGACCAGCGGATATAGTTCCCGTGTCCGGTGCCCCCTGCGTAAAATTTCAGTCCACCGCCGTCGGGGGGTTTCAGGATCGTATTGCCGCCGTTATCTAAAATCACACGCTCAGTAGCCGCAGTTCCAAAAGACCAAGAATCTGACAGCCCATTCAACGAGGTTCCGTTGTCATAAATGAGCCAGCCGCGACGATTTTGGTCAACGTCACCAACAGCAATGCCTCCATGATAAGCCGCAGGGCATAGCATGGTTATTCCTACATCGTTGCTATTTTCAATAACGAGATCATCGTGATCCGCGTGTGCCGTGACAGACCCAGCGGTCGCTGTATGCACATGCAGGGTGCCGTCTGCCGCAGTTGTAGTGGGGCCAACCATCAGCTTATTGCCGCCAACATACGTGTTAAGGACGATAGTCTCAGTCGTGCCATTCCACGTAGAGAGCGTGAACATATTTGAGTTGTCCATATCGTATTGCAACTCAATGGCCTCATCCCCTGAACTCACGCCATCCCCGATAAGGATGTTGCCACCCCGAGTAGAGGTCGTGCCTGAATCAACGATATGGAGATTGGCCGCGATTGTATCTCCTGCTGCGCCTGTCCCGATCCCCACATTCTGCGACGAGTCGATCCGCATGGCCTCTGCATTATTACTGTAAAAATTAATCTGGTTGGCTGTCTCGAAGTCTATTTTAGTCTGGTCATCTTCACCGATCTTAATGTTGGTAGCGAGAAGTGAAGTGATGCCAGTCTGTGCTGCATCAACACCGATAACAGAACTCGAAGCAGTAAGACCTGTCCCAGCAAATAGCGTAGCTACGTCTGCCAGATCGCCTTTTACGGTTGCATTGCTGTCGGTAGCATCCGTGAATACGATATAGTCACCATTAGCAATCGCTGTATCGGTAAGCTCCGAGAGATCAAGAGCAAGAGTAACGCCCCCACTGGTTCCACCACCCGACAGTCCGTTACCTGCCGTTACGCCCGTGATGTCACCTGTCGTTGGGGTCTCCCATGCCGGTGCGACCCCAGCACCACCAGAGGTGAGCACCTGCCCATCGCTTCCGTAGTTCGCCCCACCAATGCCAATCTCTCCCTGACTCGTTATCCGCAGTTTTTCCGTAGCTGCTTCTGAGTGGCCGGTATAAAAAATCAGGTCAGTGGCATTGAGATCCGCTGCAAAAGTGCCTTGTGCTATAGCCTGTATTGAGGCGGCAACCGTGATGGCATCTGTTCCTCCAGCCTCATGGGGAGCCTGAAAGTCAATCTTTCCCAATACATCATTCGCATTGATGTTTGTAAGGGAAGTAGCCAACAGCAATTTTCCGGTGCTGGTGGTTGCGTCAGCCGATGCGCCCATGATCCGCAACTGATCGGCGCTCTCGTCCCACTCCATGTAGGCACCAGCAGACGCTCCGAAGAACTTTACGTCATGGCCAGTGTCATCCACTCCTACGGTGACTGGTTTCTTAAAAGTGGCCGCTGCCGCTGCCAGCGACAGCACCTCCGCCGTCTCGACAGTAAAGGCCATGTCGGTACCATGGGTGTAGACGATTGATCCAACGTCGTTGTCTGTATCGCCAAAGTGGATCGAGCCGGTGGCACTGGCTCCCGAGAGAAGGGTCATGCCGGTGTTGGCGGAGCTTTCCACCACCAAATCATTGGCATCGGCATGGGCTGCGACACTTCCAGCAGAGGACACGTGCACATGCAGCTGGCCGTCTCCGGCCCCTGCGGCGACACCAGATCCCAACACCAATGATCGCAACAGATAGTCGTCGGTCTGGGATAGGTTGTCGTTGTCGAGGGCGTTGTCGTTTATGCCCGCGAGGATGCCGTTAAACTCAGCGTTTAGGTGAGCAGCGGTCAGTACCTCGTCAGAAACCCAGGTTTTAGTACGGCTTACATTAGGCACGCTTTCATGTGTTTCTACTCCCGTTCCTCCTACTACTGCTTACTCTGGCTCTGAGGGGATGTCACCCCAGCCCCCTTGTCCTCCGGTCAACGCCTGCAAGGTTTCTCTTTGTCTCTGCTCTTGCTCTGAGTATACAGGCGTTTGGCTTTCTTGCTGCACGTCTAAGCGCTCCATCAGCTGAGTCACGTTCCAGCCCTCCCGCTGCGCGAGCCGCCGTAGATCGCCGCCCGTCATCTCGTCCAGCCGTTGCATGGCCTGAGCAATACGTTCGATCCGCTGCTTGCTTTTGTCTGACAGGACTTGCTTCACAGCCTGACGGATGCCACCTAACTCCCCACGGCCCACGATGAGGGATGACATGAGGCGTGGGCTGAACAAGGCAACTGCGGGCAGCATTGCCAAGCCACCCGTCACTGCGCCGGTAACGGTGCCAGCGACCCCAGCGCCCACGGCTGCGCCCCCCGCCATTAAGGCACCGACTGGCTTCAGCAGTTCGCGGCCAAGCTGGGCCAACTCGTTGCGAACGATCAGCCCGCCGCCTGCCCATGCTTGCGCCATCTGTGCCAGCTGCATGTCCACCAATCCCTTGGTCTTGGTGATGTCTTCCAGCAACTCGATGGCGTCTAAACGCCGCGCCGACAGGCCCGTATCGCCAATAGCTCCTTCCATGGCTCGCATGGCAGGCTCCTGAGAGCCGCCAACAACTTGACCCCGCCGCGTGATCTGGCCGGGGTTGATTCGCAAATTGGTCTGAAGCTCATCCATCAAGATGCTGGCGATGTGATAATCCTCCATCGCCGTCACGTATTTCTCGCCCAGCGCGTCCTCCAGGTAAGTAGCCGCTGCCTCACGCACGGCGCGTAGGCCATTTCGTGCCCTGGTGGACACGTCAGAGTCGGCCGACAGGGTGGACAGCGCATCGTCAACCAGCTGTCGCTGTCGGTGCAGCTCGGACGCGCTGATCGTATCGCTGTGTAAGCCCAGAGTCGGCTTTCCTGCACCAGCAGGTCGCTCCGGGTTAAACAGGGGCTCAACCGTCTTGCGTAGCGTCTCACGGGCTCCCCCCAGCGGCGTCACGAATGACTCATCAAACAGTAGCCTGCCGTCAGGGCCGACCTGTACGCCAATGCTTGCCATTGCCTGCGTAATGTCCTCCCGCAGCCGATCCATGGGTAAGTTGGGAACCTCATCAAGATTCCCGAACACTTCCTCCGTTCCGCTCCGGTACGCAGACTGCATCTTCTCCTGCAGCCGGTTCATTGCCTCAAAGGTGCGTCTTTGCAGGCGGCCAGCCAGCTCACCACGGCCCATCTGTCGGGCTGCTACGAAGAATCTGCGGAAATTCCTGCCTAACTTGGGCGTATCTCCCTTGGACCGTCGCAAAAGCTGTGAGATGAACTCAGCCGGGCGACCTGTGGTGATACCAAACATCGTGGACCCAATGTCATGGCGGATGGTGCGGCCGCCTACCCGGTTCATGTCGCGGAACTGCTGCATCTGCTGTCTCATTCTGTTTAAACGGCCTCCTTCCTCAGAAGCAGACCTGGTGAGCCGATCCCGCGCCCCTCCAATTATAGACTGCACGCCACCACCGACGTTGCGTGGAGACATCATGCGCGATGGTGTCAACGTGCCCAGCGTGCGCAGCAGTTTACCTTTGGCCAGAGCCTTCGGCCCTATTGGCAGAGCGTCCATGACGTTGGCCAGGGCATTGGCGGGACGTTTTTCAACCTGGCCCGGCTCAAAGCTCTGTTCATACAGGTCGCGAAATCCACGGGCCATCGCACGATTCTCGTCATCTGCCAATCCTGTATATTCGAGGCCGCGACCCAGCGTCTGGAGCACAGAAGGAGCCCCAAGGTAAGGCCGCTGCCGCCGCTGTCGCCTGGATGCATCCCCCAGCTCTGCAATGCCGCCCACGGCGAGGTTACCCAGCTGCTCCGCTGTCTCAGGCAGGTTAGTAAGGCCATGCCAAATGCCCTCCACGTTCTCCTTTCCCGTTTCCCACACATCGCCAGGAAAGTTCCGCGCCGTCTCTCCCAGGCTGACCTTGCCCCACTCGTCCATCACGGTGAAGCCCTGGGGTGCCAGCTGTGGTAGCAGCTGGCGACCAATCTCAGCCGGGTCCATTCGTCGAAGGGCGGGATCTTCTGGGTGCTTCTCCATCCACCACTGGCCCAAATCGGCGTGTGACGCAAACCGTTTGTCGGTTGCCATTATTCGGGCTCTCCCTCTTCAGGTGTCGTTATTACGACGTGACCTATGTCTGCTGAATCCGCACTCCCCGGTTCCGCGTACATGCGGTCACTTTTGCGCAGCGCAGTTGAAACCTCTGCAAGTGCATCATTTCCAATGTTATCACGTACCCATTTCAATAGCGGGCCGCGATCCAGCTGTGGGCCTGTTAGGCTAAGCTCACCATCCGCAAGGCCAAAGTCCACAAAACCCAACGACGCCAGGTTGCTGTTGCCCGTGTAGGCGTAGGCCGTGACGATGCTACGAATGGTGGAAATTTCGGACAGCATCCGCATTTTTGCCACCTGGATCTCATACTTCTCACCCTTAACTGGCAGGGCTCGCATCGCTGCCTCTTGATCTTCCTTTGTCGGGCGGCCGTTGTTGATCGCAGAGGCGTACTGAATGGCAAAGCTGCCCAGCATCTGGCGAAAATGGGACGAGGCTGGGAATTGCTCCTGGAAAACCCGGTTAAACAGGCCAATGGATAACGAGCCGTTCTGGTCTTCGTCCAGAACCGGGATGCCATCAAGCCCAAAGGCCAATAGCGCCCGATCCAAAAAGTCGCCGCGCAACTCCTGCTGGCCAAACAGGAGGCCAATTTGCGCCACTTGTGCGCCAAAGAGTTGAGAGTCCACCATGTTCATTTTGCCGGTGTCGGAGAACGTACCGGTCCCAGCTCCCGCCTGCCGTGGGGGCACGCGGTCTACGATGGGCACCGGGGCCGCAAAGCGGTCCCGCACAAAGCCCTGGTCCGCCTCACCCAGGCTGTTGAAGCGGGTAGACAGTTCGGGGTTGCGATCCAAAACCGCGTCTAAGGATTCGCCGTCTTGCGCCAAGGACCGTAGGTTGTCTGTCAGGGCACGCCTCTGGTCGGCTTCCAGGTCGCCAGGCTCGTCAGGCTCCGGTGGTTCAACCTTATCTTGGGCATTTCTGATTACGCCTATTGCCGCAGACTCAAAACCGGATGGAATTTGCAAGCCTGAGTCAGAAAGCAGCGTCGCCGCATCGGCTTCCGGGTTGCGTGCGCCCAATGACGTTAGGGCTTCGGTAAAGTCGCCCAGCTCAGGTGTGACGGCTGCCTCGGGAAAAAGGGCTCGCCGGAGTGCCATGCGGTCCCGGTTGTTCACTGCCGTGAGATCAATCCGCGCATTCCCCGCCCTCTCCTCCAGTGTCCGTCCGGTGGCGTTCCGCAGCTGATCCATCATAAGGTTTCGCTGGCCCTCGGTGAGATTCGGAATCTCAGACCCGGATGTTCCCTTCCCCGCCCGCCTCGCATCTGTAAGCCTTGTGGTTTCCCTGTTGAGAAACTCCTGCTGGTCTATTTTGCGGCGCAGTTCTCCGTGCTGTAACCCTGCCTCTCCAATCCCAGCAAGGCCAGACGACAACTGACCCAGGAGCCCCAGCGACGGCTGCGTGCGAGTGCCACGGGCGACAGCACGGCTGGACAGCGCATTTATGAGGTTGGCCCGCGCCTGCGATGATTGGTCTTGCCTGTTGGCATCCTGAATAGCTCGGCCGCCAGCGACGGCCCCGCCCACGTTGCCCAGCGTCTGCAACAGGCGAAAGCCCAAGTCGCCTTGGTCGCGGGTCAGTTCATGTATCGCTCGTTGCTTAAACGGCACCTTATCTACTGTCGGCGGAGCCGGAGCCGTAAGTGGCGTCAGATCTGGCTCAAGCGCATCCAGCTCAACCGGGCTTAAGCCCGGCCTTGCCGAACCAGGGTTGGAAATTCGAAGGAACATTTCGTCGGTCAGTTCCCGCCCGAGACGCTCCTCTAACATCCGCTTTAGAAGCGGATCAACGACCCCATGCTCGCGGGCCACACGTGCGTGCTCGGCAAACCCGCCATCACCTGACCGGCCTGGAGGACCGGAGTCCCGTCCATTGATCTCCTGCTGGGCGTCTTCGCCCACCCCCTCAACCGGCAAAGGCTCTCCGGCTGAAGCGCCAACCGGCTCAGGCCCTTCGGCTTTTCCGATGACAGCGGCTCGATATTGTTCCCTTGAATCGTCTAAGGCTCGATTAAGCTCGTCGAGATAATCACGCCGAGCTTTCGCCCAGGCGGGAGAGCCGGGAGGATGTAGCTCAGAGAGAAGCGAAGATGGCCCCGCCGAAGTGCCTGTAGAGCCATTGCCGAAGGTGACTGCTGTTGTTACGCCAGAAGGAGGGTCTGTAGGCGCATCGCCTACAGTGGTCGGAAGCATAACCTCTGTCGCAGCTACTGCCTCCCTATTGGCCTGCTCGGTCGCCTCGGCGAGCGGAACCCCCTGTGCAACTAACTGGTCAATGCGTTCCTGAACGGAGACCCTGGCTTTGTTGCCACCTGATCTACTTGCTATAGCCTGTGTCATGGAAATCCGACCCCGCCAGCTTGGCCTCCCTGTTGAGACCGGATGCGGAGATTCTCCAGTATCTGGTTTAAACTGTTCACAGCTGCCTGTGACCCACTCACGTCTTGCGGCTGCGGGGTCGGCTTCCTTTGCGCACGCTGCATCATCATTTGCGTTAGCGGATCAAGGCCACGAAGCACATTGGCAGCTACCGACTGGCCCTGCGCCGGGGCCCTTCGGGCGCTCTGCCTGTTAGACAATGACCCAACAACCGCGTTTAAAGCATCTCGCTCGCGCTGCCGTCTGGCGGCCCGTCCTTGGGCTCGGTAGTCGAGAGCGCTTGCGCCGAGACTCAGCGCCCCCTGTCCAATCATTGCCCATGTAAGCGGGTCCATAATTTAGCTCCCTATTGTCATTATCTTGGGGTCGGGTTGGGATTTCTCCGATGGCCGCGTCCGTAGGCCTCCCGATACTCCGGCTTCAGTCCGATCAAATCCAAAAGCTGGTCATACTGTGGGTCCGGGATTTCTGTCAGGCCCAGCAACATCGCTGCAAGGTTTTTCTGCTTCTCATCGTCCGTGTCAATCTCCAAATCCGGGTCCAGTGCTGCAGTGATGGCGGCGATGATGTCCAGGTCTGTCTGGTCTCGGCTCAAGTCCAGTTCGCCCAGGCCCAGCTCGCGCTGTGAGGCCGTGCCGAACAAGTCCGTGCCGCCCGTCAGGCCGCTGATCCGATCTGTGCGATAACGCTCGGCAGCATCACCCAGCACGCTCGCCTCAGCTCGCCTCTGACCGGCTCGCAGCTCGTTCATAATGTCGATTCGATTGCCAGAGTCCATCATGCCCAATCGGTTCAGGTCTTCCAGTGCCTGCTCCCGATCTTCTTCGTTGCGCTGCTCCAAGTCCAGCAGCAGTGATGCTGTGAGAGGATCAGCTCGTAGCTCTTCTGCTGTAGTGGGGCCAGTTGTCAACGTCGTTATGGCTGACTGTAAGTCTTTTAGCAGCTTGTCCATCCCCTCCAGTTCAGCCGGGTCGCCTGTGTCGCCTGGGTCGCCTGTGTCGCCTGGGCCAGCTGGTTTCCCAGCGGGTGGTGGGACGACGCCCCCGGCACCCGGTATCAGCTCCTCCAGCGTGCGTGCCAGCTCCTCCTCCGTTGGCAAAAGATCGCTCGCCAAGAACGCATCGGGCCGCAAGTTTGCCAGCATGCTTGTTAGCTGAGCCCCCGTTGGTAGGAGTTCGCTCGGCAAGAACGGGGCGGGGCGCAGTTCGGGCACCGTCCGGGCCAAGTCTTCTTCCGACGGCAGGATATCGCGACTCAAGATGCGCTCGCCAGCCAGTTGATCCAGCAAGTTGTCACGTCCGATCTGTGGCAGAACGTCACTCGGCGTAAGTCCTTCGCCAGGTAATGCCCTAAATAGATCTTCACGTCCGATCTGTGGCAGAATATCGCCTACGCCCAGCCTCTGTTCGGGCAACGTTCCAAGCAGGTCCGCACGTCCAATTTCCGGCAGAATATCGCCTACACCCAGTGCCTGGCTTGGCAGCGCTCTAAATAAATCTTCGCGGCCGATTTGCGGTAGAATATCCCCTACACCCAGTGCCTGACTTGGCAGCGCTCTGACTAAATCTTCGCGGCCGATTTGCGGTAGAATATCCCCTACACCCAGTCTCTGGCTTGGCAGCGCTCTAAATAAATCTTGACGCCCAATTTGCGGCAGGACATCGCCTACACCCAGCGCCTGTTCGGGCAGTGCCCCAAGCAGATCTGGACGTAAAATTTGCGGCAGGATATCGCTTGCGCCCAGTGTCTGTTCGGGCAGTGCCCCAAGTAGATCTGAACGTAAAATTTGCGGCAAAATGTCGCCTGCGCCCAGTCTCTGGCCTGGCAGTGTTCTGAATAAATCTTCACGTCCAATCTGCGGCAGGATGTCACTACCCAGGATGCGCTGGCCTGGCAGTGCCTCAAGCAGGTCCGCACGTCCGATCTGTGGCAGAAAATCTCCTACCGTGAATGCCCCCGGCTGCCTCTTTCCCATCTCCGTCGCCAGAACCTCCCTGGTCGGCAGAAAATCATCTATTGCGAATGCACTCGGCTGCCTTTTTCCCATCTCCGTCGCCAAAACCTCCTCGCTCGGCAGGATGGCTTCGGGCGTAATGTCGGGTACCGTAATCTTGCCCAGCTCAGCGCTTAGTTGCCCGGTAAGGCCAATAGCTTCAGGGATGACGCCTGCTTGCCCGCTGAACGAACCCCTCGTCAATCCCTCGGCAGACCGCAATGCGCCGCTAAGCGTCTTGTCGAGAGTTTTTGCTGCGGTTTGTGCAGCCCCTATCTGGTCGGGAAACGCCCCAATGGTCTTGCCGGTCTCGGTCACCCCTGCTGCAAACGGATTCCACTGTGACGGCGTTTGAAAATTGCTAAAGCCCGAAATGTCCGTGGCGGCCTGAGACGCACTGTCAACGAATTGCTGCAGCTCGGGCGCGATATTCGCTTCAAACGTGACCCTTTGTGTAATGTCTTCAAACGGCTTGTCTTGACGATCCCCTTGTCCAGGGATGTTGTAATTGGCGCCCCAATTCCGGTTCTCAATATGACGATTCAACTGCGGATTCAGCTTAGTTCTTATAACCCCCCACGCACCTTCTGACATTACTGCACCCCTGCTTTCCGCTTGCGCTTGATACCCAAATCCTTGTAGACCTGAACGATCCTTCGTATCCGAAACCATTCAGCTGAAACGTTCTGCGATACCGTGATGGATGAATGGGGATCATAGCCACTCAATTCAGAATCACGAGACAGGACGCGCACGCTTCCCAGCTTGCCCGTGTCCAGCTCATCCGTGTTCAGATTAAAGCCCGCACCCTGCTGTGTGACGGTCTGGGTCTGGCCGACGATCCCGGATGACACTTGCTGCAGCTTTATGTCAAACGCGCCAATCGAGTCGAAGTAGTTGCGTGCAAACAGCCATCTGAGCCGGGATTCTTCACCCTCTGGTGCCTTGGCGCTGGTCGTGAACGAAGCATGAATGGCAGCCGTTGAGGAGTCATTCACATCCGTGTAAACTTCCGGGTCGTGATCCACAAGCTCGCCAATAAAATCTCCCGCGTGTGGCTTGTTGTTAATCATCGCCGCACAGGCTCGCTCGTAATACGTGGTGCTGGTCTGGCCACGGAATGGCCCATGCCAGCGTTCCTTCTCCACGTTGTAGACCATGATGTCATTCATATTGGTCTGCGAAGCGCCAAACGGCAGCCATATCCATATTTCGTTCTTGAGCCGGTAATAGATGGCAAAGCTGTTTTTCAGAGCAGCGGGGTTGAGCTGGCCCCAATATCCTTCGTCCAGGTCAATGGATGCCTTGGTAACGCTTTCTGTGCCATCCCACTCGTACACCCCTTCCAGCATTACGAAGAATTGCCGGTTGCCAGGGACCGTCACAACGCTGCGGCCCGATAGCGCAGCCTGCTGGGTCTGCTGTTGCAGCTGGTACGGGATCGTGGCGTTGCCCGTGGGCGTCAGTGTGTGGATGCCGTCTGCTGTGTGGATGGCCAGCGAGTCTGCCACCGGCACAAGCCCGGTGATGTCACTGCCCAGGTTGTAGAAAGACGTGGCACCCCAGGTCTCGATGTCGCCCAGGTCAGACCGCCATAGTCGGTCTGTGTTGGCATTTGTGTTGCCCATCCACAGCCGGTTGTCCCAAAAGGCCACGTGCTGAGCTGTCGTGAACCGGCTATCCACGTCGAGTAAGGCGAGCCCCGCCCCCGTGCCCGTCCATTTAAGCGGGGCATTTGTGCCGTTGGTGATAACCAGCGTGCCGTTGGCCCCGACCCATGTAAACGGCTTATCGGCAGTGATTGTCTGACTATTGGTGCGGTCATTCCATGCTGACCCGGAGTACTCCCAGAACACTGACCCGGCGGCCTTAAACACTGGCTGCGACGTAGAAGACTCGCGGTATTCCCCCACAAGCATGACGTTGGGATCGCCGGAAATGGCGTGTTGGCTCCCAGCATAGTTAGCGGACCCCGTGCGCTTCTCACACTCCCCCGCCTGCCCGATTCGCACGTTGATCGTATCGGTGCACTGGTCTTCTTCCAGATTTTCTGGCGGGAGGTTGTAAACCGCACCGGCAGTCCATGGGCCATGAACAATGGCATCGCCGTCAATAACCATTAGGCACTTAGCGATCCTTCCTGCACGAAAAACCCGAAGGCACTGCCGCTGCCAAACTTATGGCTGCGGGCGCGATGGCGATTGCCCCACATTCGTGCGTTTACACGCAGCGCACGGTCTACCTGTCGATCTGCTTCTTGTCGGTTAATCTGTGCGCCATCATCATCCCCCTTTTCCTGCTGGTACAGCGCCGCAGCCGTGTAAACAAGTGCGGGTTGCAGCGGCTGCGGAATCCATCCGTCGAGTGCCGTGGAGTCATCGTCGGATGTCCAATCGGGGATGTAGGCGTAGTACCGGTAGCGGAAAGTTTCATTAGAGGTATCGTGCAGCGGGAACACTGCCACCAGCTGGTACCCCGTGTTGGAGTCAGCGCCCTCCGGGATGATCCAGCGGGCATCTCCCGTCTCGTTTTGGTCGGGGTCGGCTTCATCCATTTCGTCCCAGCTGGCAATGGTCAGGACTCGGTTGTTCGTTTCGTCGCGCCAGCTGTAGGGAGACAACACATCACTGGCCAGTTGATACTGGCGCGTGACAACATCAGAAACAACGGTGGACGAGGGGCCACCACTAACAGAAAGGGTGCCACTAAAATCCGTCGTTTTTGACGTGGTGTAGTGGATGATGGTTGGCGCGTTGGTTACATCGTAGGACGCGGCAATGGTGCCAGAATTGGTACCATCCGTAATGGTATTTCCAACGGCAAACGACCCCCCGGTAATGTTTTTCACCGTTACGGTATGCGTCGTGGTGAGCGTGCCCTGTTTATACAACCACCACCAGTCCGCCAGTGCACCCAGCTCTTTGGCCCCCATATTGAGGTAGAGCCGCATCTGGTCCTTGAACGTAGCGCTGGTTTCGTCCAAGCCCACCCGCTTTAACGCCATGGTGTAGGCTTCAGTTAGTGTCACCTCATGCGCTCAGTCTCCTACTCTCCCCCGGTTAAATCAGATTTGCCCACGCGCCATTCTCGTAGGCTTGCAGCTTATTGGTCGACGCGTTGTAGATAACCATGCCATTGCTGGCTGTTAGGGCATCTCGTTCAGTCGTCGTCAAATTTGCGAGAGTGACGTACGACCCCAACACGATGGTCTCAACCTGGATCGTGCCCAACGTGGCAGCATCCCCAGAAAAGGATGCCGCCTGTATCTGTTTGAACTTCTCGGCCATCTACATCTGCGCGATGTCGGCGTACTCTTCGGCCTGGCTGGACGGGTTGCTGTTTCTCTGGTTCCACTGCGCCAGCCATTCGGCCACAGCCTCCGGTCCTTCTTCAGCTTTGGCCTGTGATGCCTTCGGCTGAAACCCTTCCGGCTGTACGATCTCGCCCACTGAATACGCAATGCGTTTGGCGTCCTGGTTGGACTGGGTAGGCGGTGGCTTCTTAATGGCCCCACCCACGCCCAATGCTTCTCGCATCGCCTTCTGTGCCTCGGGGCCAGCTTTCTGGATCATGCCCACCAGCTCGTCAACCGCCGTGGACCCCTCCTGGTTCTCTGTGGGTGCTTTCTTCTCGGCCATAATATCTCCGTTGTGTGTGAAATAAAGGAGAGAGAGCCGAAGCTCTCTCTCCTTCTTGGTTTATTCAAGCGTCAAGTGCACTGCGACGTACTCATTATCGTCGCCAGTTGAACCCACATAATGTCCGATTGTCTGGTATCCATCATGTGCGTCCAGCTTGGCCTCAACAAGGCCGTCGTGCGCATCGCTCATCACCAGCTCCATTCCGTAATGCGGAGCAGCGGTGGTATCTGCGTCAAATTGAACCGCCGCGATGCCTCGCGTCTGCATCCAAAAGTAATATCCACTGGTAATCGCGATTGGATTAACACCAACAACCCAAGAATCCGTTGCTGCGCCTGAACTGGTGCCATCCGCCGTAAGAACGGCCCCAAACGGATTTCCGACGATCATAACACCGGTCGCCGCCACGGGTGCTGTAACGAGGGCATCGTACAGATAAAAAGTGATCTTATCCGAACTTGCCGTGGTATGACTCTTGATGCGGTAACATTGACCCGCACCCGTGCCATCGGTGAAAACGATGTAACCGCCCGCATAGAAATTCGCCGTCGTGGAAAACTGAGACCCACTTCCGGTCAAAGAGAAATAATCGTTTCCTGCGGTCGCGCTTACGGTAGTGGTCGAATCAAGCTCGGCCAGCAAGCCATCGCTGTAGTCGCTGGAGCAGGCATTGCCAATCGTAATCCCCGCTGCGCTCTTCGTGTATCTATACTTGCGCCCATCATCAAATTCCAGCGAGGCACCTAATGGACCGTTTTGGGCAGAGGACTCCTCATAAATACCTTGAGAAATTCCGCCAATAGAACCAAATCCTACGCTTCCGTTATTGGTGCCTCCGGCACCAAAGTCCCAATTTGTAGACATCTTATTTTCCTCTCCCCTATGGTCAGGGTATGAACCCCCATTGGCTTGGGGGCAAGGTTATTGAGCCGCCGTCAGACAGGATTCCCTGGCGACGGCGGCTATTGCGTCTTATGCGCAGTCAAAGAGCACGCCCTGACGGGCGCGATGATTTGTGACCATCTGAATCCCGACCACGACAAACGCCACCTTGGCCATCTGGTTCGACGGCTCCTTAAACGGTGTCTTGGCGAAGTTGAGACCCGACTGGATCTTGAGCTTCAGGTACTTGGTGTTAAGCATGTAAAGGTCGTCGGACGCGCAATCACGATCCGGGATGACGGGGGCACCACGAAACGTGATGTCACCTTCAGCGCCGATTCCGTGGTTGGGTCCAGACCGATTGCCATTGGCCACGAAGCGCGTGTAGCCAGTGCCTTCGAAAATCTCTTCATACGAGCCGTACAGCGAGTACGAAGTGATAATCAGATTGGGCTTGTCGTTGCCCTCACTAATGCTGTTCCACAACGTGCCCATGCGCACGGGGCCGTTATAGCGATCAGTGCTCTTCGTCACAAAAGACGTGTACGTCCCGGTGGCGAAGTCCAGGCGACCGTTCTCCCACCACGTGTTGGTGGCAGCAGAGATTCCGCCCAGCGTAGTGCCGGACGACTGTGCGCAAATGTCCTGCAAGCCCAGCATAGACTTGCCAGACTGTGAAGACAGCGCCGCCTGGTTCATGGTGTCGAATGAACCCTGCATGGCCTGCGTCGTCTTTGCGGTCAGCAACTTCTCGGAGCCCGCAGCCTTGCGTGACTCCATTTCTTCCGTCATCGAAATGACGATAGGTGTGGCATTGTAGCGCGGTGTGTAGAAAGCCGCCGTGATGCCGTCCATGGCATCGGTGTTCAGCACGTCGTATCCGTCGAACCACTCAGAGCTACCAAGCCCATACATCAAATCCTCTTGGTACTCCTTGCCGCCGGTCTCAACTTCGAGCACGCCGGAGCGACGGAAACGACCGATAGTCGGATAGTTGTCGGAAATGTTATCCGTCAACCTCTTCCGCTTGGCACGCATCGTGAGTGTCCACGCTGCATCCCAGGTTTCGGTGGTCGATACAGCAACCATTTAAACGTCTCCATGTCGTTATTGGAGACCTGACTTATTCGAACCCCAACTTTTGCAGTCCTGCCGCCAACTGGGCGGGAGTCAGCTCTCCATCGTCTGCGTTGTCCGCGCCCACGACCCCTTGCAGGGCTGTGCGCGAAGAGGCGTCAGACCGGACTTGCCGCTCGGTGGCTGCCAATTCCTGAGATTTTGCCGCTGCTTTACCGGAAGCCAGCTCAAAGGCTTCTTTGACGGTATACGCAGAACGAGTCGCGGGATTCTCCACAGCAATGAGTGCCTTAATCTGCGGGGCATACGAATCGAGTTCTGTTCCGTACGCTTCGCGGGCCTCAACTACCTGTGCGTTTAAACCCTGCGCCTGACTCTGCACGTGACTTTGCGCCATAACACTTACGGCTTCCCGCAGCTGTTGAAGCTCACTTTTGGTGGCTTCATGTTCCGACCCGTTCACGGCTTTAATAATGTCGGATACGACATCGACCGCGCCCGCGTCTTCACCCAGCCTGCGACGAAGATCCTCTAAGGGGTCCGCTGCTTGCTGAGCTGGAGTTGCCTGTGTGTTTTGCTGCTGGGCTACCTGTCCCTGCAAGTGCTCCAGGTTGCGCCGCATTTCTGCGAGTTCCTGGGTCTTACGGGTGTAGTCGCCCTGTAAATCACGCTCTCGTCCTTTGGCCCATTCCTGGGCTTTCCGGTATTCTGGCGGTAGTGATTCAGGATCTGCAGTGCCGAAATCGACAGTGCTCGGGTTGAAGTCGGTGGTTCCTTCGTCAGACGACGTGGAGGTCGTTTCCGGTGCTTCCTGCCCATTGGGCGTCAGATCAAGGTCTGCACCAAGATCAAACCCAGCGTCGGAGTCGGTTTCGACGGTTCCAGTGGAATCCGCTTCTACTTCTGCCATTGTTTTTTCCTACTCGTTTAAACTGCGCGGGTCATCTACCCACACAGTGTTGGAAGCCTCGGGTGCTTTGGGTTGAGGTCTCCAGTGGTTGCGCGAACCTCCTACGGGGTCCGCGCCTTCTATTACGCCCATTTCGCGCATTAGCTGCTGCTTATGGCCGTAGTCTTGCACCACACATCCCAACCCTTCCTCGTATTTGCCATACATGGATGACTTGGATGGATGGATAAAATTGCGGCGCTGGCTGATGATCCTCTCCGCTGCATGGCCGCACGCGCACGCGATTGTGGTCGTAACGGCCAGTCTCGACGCGAAGAACACATCTTCAGTTACAGCACCGCATTTGCCACAGGCGTAGTCCACCAGCGTGGGGTGAGCGCCGCCTTTCATGTTCACTTTATAAGCCATCAGTTCTGATCCGGGTTGACGTTGACCTTTTGGCCGATGGTCTGCGCAGAGCTGCGCACGGCTGAATCCACAGCGCCAGTGGCGGCCTGCACGGCTGCCAGCGGTGAACCACCGTTGCCGCCAGGAGCTGCCGCGCCCGTTCCTTGCGCGGGCCGCAAGCCCTGCGCCTTGGATTGCAGCGCTTCCTCGTGCTGCTGCATGTGCAGTTGGACAAACTGCGCCACGATCTGCTGGAGATGTGGAGGCAGCTGTGTAAACTGCGGGCCACCGATGATTTGTCCGTGCTGCTCCAAATGCACCCGGTGATTTTCGTCGGGGTGGACCTGCAGCGGCTGGCCGCCGCTTAGCTGATTCATCTGCAACATGGCGGTGTTTTCCAGCTGTGCGGCTCGCACGGCATCTGCGTGCACATGGTCGCCCAGGAACCTCTCGACGTTGGGCACCCGGAAAGCCTGCAATAGGAGCTTTAGCGATTCCTGGCGTGGCACTTCGGGGATTTGCACCAAGTAGTTGAACAGGGCCAGCGCATCGTCCCGTTCGAGCTGGTCGTACAACGGCTTCATCGACCCGGCCTCGATGTCTACGCGGAATCGGGCTTTGAGCATGTCGCCCCGCACGGCATGAAACACGGGGTCGTAATCGTCGTGCGCTGTGTTGATGATGAAGTTTTCGGGCGTGTATCGAGCGTCAGCGAAGATCCGCAGATTGTTGTAGGTGATCTTTTCAAACACGCGGGCCACCTCATCCTGCAACCACTCTCGATTGAGCTGGCCGAAAGAAGCGTTGAGGGCGGACTGCGTAGCCGTCACCCGAGACCCACCGACGCTGGTGGTGCCCACGTGGAGCGTCTGCTCCTCGTAGTTACGGAGATCGGATTCCGCCCCCAACTGATCTGGCAGAATGTTGCCTGTCAGCAGTTCGCGGAAACTGTTGTTCGGATCGTTGCTCCAGATGATGTGGCCGTCCTCGGCCTTTTGTAGCTCTTCATCGACGTTGGGGTTTATGCTTTTTTCACGCTGGTTGCCGACGATGATTCGAGCGCCCCGCTTTAGGTTGTCCATGCGGCGGGACATAGACTCGATGATGCCCAGCTGCGACACTTCGCCGTAGGCCATCATGGGCAGACCGTAGAGGCCGTCGAATGAGTGGTCGAACTTCATAGGGATGTAAGGAAAGCCCTGGTCAACCAAAAATCCCCCAGTCGGCGTAAACCCGACCGTGCGTTCCTCCCCTGTGAACGGGTCGGCCTCAGTAATGGTCCGCCCCGCTAAGAACGGGTGTTCCACGTCCTCGATAGGTTGCTCAACACCCTCGGCAAACGTGTACATGCGCTTGTGGATTCGGTCATGGATTTCGTTGAGCACGACATACTTGCCCTCGATCCGCGAATCCTTGACAGCCTGCTGCTCTTCCTCGTTTAGGTTGGGCGACCGGCTAATGTCCTCCAGCATCGCTTCCTGGGCCTCTTCGTCAGACAGAGGCTTAATCTTGTTTCGCTCTTTCGACCTCTTGAACCGCGAGTCCTCCATCACGAACTCAAGCGGAGCCAGCATCCGTTCACGCACAAACCGGGCCTGCCCAAAGTCATGCGGAGGCGTCAGCGGGTCAGGGAAGATGTCGAACGGTGACCGGCGTTGCACGAACACCATGCCGTTGGCCAGTGAATCGTTGGCCACATAGGGCGGCACCAGATCCTCGTCGCCGGGTGGGTTTACGCCCATCTTCACCCAGCCGATGTTGCAGTACAGCGCATCGAAGATCTGCTGCTGCACTTCTCGCTTGGCGTTTTGCAGGTGCAGCGCATCGTTGGCAATGCGCTCCATGATTTCCGTTTGGAACTCCAGCGTTTGCTCTTCGACACGCAGAAGCACACGCGGGTTGAAAAACGCCGTAGACGCAATAATCTGACGGGTCAGTGGATAGAAGCGACTGATTTTTCGCTGCTTGTTCTCTTCCACTGTCAGCTGTTTAAACTCAAGCCGGTACATATCCAGCAAGCGTTTCCACAGCTTGTGCTTTGGAGCCATGTAGCGATTTGTGGCGTCTATCTGCTTCTGCCAGAAATCAACGTCTTTTTGCTTCATCCGGGATCGGCTCCCTGCCGTTGAAGGGCAATTCGCAATCGGTCAGCTGCCGCCCCGGTATTGGGGATGGCATCGCCCGCCTGCCGGGATGCAATAAGGCGACGACGCATCTCGTAGAGTGTGTCGGGGATAAGCGCGTCTAAGCGAACGATGTCGGCTGAGAGGACATCATCGACGATACGCTGTAGTTCCTGTCGACTGTAGGAGATGTGGGGGCCCCGCCGGGCAAGATTGTCCATAAAAGACATAGGAAAGATCGTGTCGGTTCTGGTGCCAGGCGCGGGCGGGCGCGTTTTGAGGAAGTCGATGAACTTATCGGATACCCCTTCGATCTGCGCTGCCTCCTCGACATCCCAAAAGTCAGGTGGCGCCGACGGGCTGGCAATCCGTGAATCGAGGGGCTTCATGCCAATGGCTGACCCCCCCACGCCCCCGGCAGCAAGAGGAGCCAGGTCAGATTCGGCGTAATTTTTGGCCACATGCGCGTCCTGGACCTGCTGTCGCACGTTGGGAGCCCTTGATGAGCCTGGCCCACCCTCCATCTTGAGTCCCTTTGCGATTCCTTCTGGTGCGCCCATGCCTTCCAACAGTTCCACCAGCGGGTCAACGTCTGCCTCGTCAACGCCCAGCGTGCCGCCCCGCAGCTCCGCACTTGGAGCCGCCTTGCTAATGATGTCCGCCATGTCGCGGCCAGGACGCACGCCCGGTCCCGGCTGCCCAAACAGTTCGCGCACAAAGCGCAACGCTTGCGGGTTCACTCGATCCAGGCGCATCAGCAACTTGGTGACGGATGCCAAATCCCCCATCGACCCCGGCATTTCGCCAATCTTCATCATGCCGGGGTTTCGGCGCAGCAGCTCTATATGGGACATCAGCTCGGGCTGGTATTCGGCTTCTCGCTTGGCACGCAACTCAGGCGCCGGCGCAGCAAGCGGCATGGCGTTTACACCCGGCGCACCCGTTGTCATCGCCGTCGTTGGAAACCGCTGATTGGCCAGCCGGTTGAGCATCGTCATTTAAGCATGCCCCCCAGCACCAGGTCGATGGCCTGCTTCAGTTCTACAAAGTCCGCTTCGTCCGCCATCTCAACGAGCTTGTTGGTGCCCTCGGGCAGACTGCCCGCTGTGCCGCCCTGTTTATACAGTCCCTGCGGCGATAGGAAGGTTTTGATGTCCCGCAGCTGCTGGTGGGACAAGCCGCTTCTTTTCAGCATCGACGCATAGGCTTGCGGGCTCTGACCCAGATTGAGCTTGTTCAGGTAGTCGTCAATCTGGCTAATCACCGCCATGGGCTCTTTCATGTACTCCGGCACAAACGTGGAGCGGTCGCTTTTGAGGTAAGATCCCAGCGGGTCGCTTGTTTTCTGCGCAGCTGCACCTGGGCGACCAAGTTTCCATTTGGGCACCTTCGACAGGATGCCTGCGCCCACTCCCACTGGCGGCTCAAAGCCCACCTGTCCCTGCTCCAGCAGGCGTGCCACGGGACTGGTCATGGCATCGCCTGGCGCTTGCAGCTGTGGCGATGGTTGTGGCTCGGGCATCTGGTTGGTCTGCCCCGCTCCCGTGGACATCGCCGTAGTCGGAAAGCGCTGATTGGCGAGCCGTCGAAGCAGATTCTCATTGCCGTATCCCACGCCAGCAGGCATCAGCCCAACACCCCCGTTTGGCGCAACTTGCGTTGCGTTTTAATGATGTTCTCACCTCGAAACGGGTTTTTGTCGGGTGGCTTTTCGGCTTCTGAAGGCGTGTAGATGTGCAGCATCCCATAACGCAGCGCATCCATCGCATGATCCTCAGACCGTGGGCTAATGTCTTCCCGGTTCTTGTCGTCACGGGTGATGGTCGGAGCTGTGCGCATGAGGTTGGGGGCCTGCTTGCCAAATACCCGCAAAAACCCTCGATGCAGTGCCGTGTTGATGATTCGCCAACCGTTGATCTTGGCTTCACGTCCCACAGCCGCCTTGGTCAGCGACATCCCGGCCTCCCGGAACACATCTTCAGCGGTATTGGCCGTATCCTCGCCCAAACGACGCTTAATCCACATATCGTGCGGGGCATAGATCCGGTCGGGCTGGCGGCCCTGTGTAAACACACAGCCACGAATCATCTCGTCGATGCCCGATGCATTTTCATGCGCCGAGCGCTCGGCTTCGTAATACTCGCCAATCACATACACCCGGTCGTCGTAATCGACCGTCATAAGCAGACAACAACAAGGCGCGTATTCGCCATAGTCGATGGCAGCAAACAGCGGCCAGTCTTGCGGGATCATAAACGGCTTGGTGTGGATTTCCGGCTCCACCCACTCGAAGAACCCACCTACCAGTGCTCGCCAATCCCCTTCCAGCCAGGCTTTTACCAGCTCAGGATCGCCAACACCACGCAAACGAGACGTGTACAACGGGTCCGCATCCAGCAGCGCCTTGTTGTCCTCGACACGGGCCGGTATAAACATCCGGTCCATGCCGGTGTCTGGATCTACAAACGTGTCGATGTTGCTCAGCGTCTGGGGTTCATCAGGAATGCCGAAATACGCCTGCACGGCGTGGTGACCAGGGCCACCGGGGTTGCCGGTGGATCTCATGCGCTTGTGACGCGCCACGCCGCGCAGACGAGACTTGGTGCGGTTGTAGCAGGCCAAATCCTCCCATTCGGGCAGCTCATCAAAGCCAATCCAGCTCCAGGAGTGACCCAGATACTTGCTGAAATCGAAGACATTTTCCATGTGCCGAAAGCGCAACACAGCGCCATTGGGCCAGATCCACTGGTAAGCTCCGGCTTTCCAGCTGGCCCCGGTAAGCGGGTAGATTTGGTGCGAACGGTGCACCAGCTCGTCCAAGGCCGGATAAGAGCGCCTAAACAACACGCCCTGCCACGCCTGCCCCTGGCTCACGTCCTGCAAATAATCACCCAGCAGGTAATCGCTCTTGCCCCCACCGGCTGCGCCCCCATAGAACAACTCGTCTACAAACGCAGCACGAATGGCAGCCGATTGCGGCCCTGGCTGTGGCGACCATGCAGACTGCACCGAAACCGGCTTCTTGGGTTTGCCATTGCCCTTGGTCGGGTCTTTTGGAGCGGCCAGCTTGTCAGCGGCCGTGGTCACGCGGCCGCCTCTGAGCGGTTCTGCTCCAACCACTCTTCCATAGAGGTGGCACGGGGCGGGCTGTGGATCGGCAACGCCAGATCCTTGCCGTCTTTACCGGTCTGCTCCAGGCGCTCAACGTAGCCGCGATGCTTGGCCTGGCATTTTAAGTAGAAAATGATGGCATTGGCCTGACCGTTGCGGATCAGCTCAAACAGCTGTGACTCCGCAATGTCGATATTGACCTCCCGACAACGCTCATGGTATTCTTTCAGGTCGGGATTCTTCTTGATTCGCCGGGTAAGACTTGTTCGATCGACGCCCAGCGCCTTGGCTGCGTGCAGTAGAACCCCCGCACACTTGTCCAGCGCTTCCTTAACCTGTTCCTCAGTATGCTTCGCAGGGGGCATAAAACACGTCCAAAATGTTGGCCGGGGTGAGCAGCCGGAGGATTGTAGGAGCGGCTTGAAGCCACCCACCCCGGAACGTCCCATGTGGCCACAGGTGACTCTCCATCACCCACAACCCACATGAGTCGCGGAAACACCCGGACTTCGGGCGTTTAAACGCTACAAAGAGCTTATTCCCAATTAGCGATACCCGTTTACGCGGTCAAGCAGTGTGCCATGCTAAAACGGTAGGTCGTCGTCCTGGTCGAGCGGCGGAGAGGCCGCCATCGCTTCAGAATTGGGCGTTGAACCCGGAGCCGTATCGAGAAATAACAGCTCCCGGACGACACATTCAGTGCGATAATGCTTGTTGCCGGAATCATCATCCCAGGTGCGCGTTTGCCAGCGGCCCAGCACATAGAGCTTGGCCCCCTTCTTACAATACTGCGTCACGACCTCAGACAGCCGACCCCATATAACAAGAGGCACCCACTCAACCCGAGACTTGCGGTCGTCGCCAGTGCCCCACTCCTCATTAACAGCCAACGACACGTTACACACCGTGCTGTTGCCTGCCTGCTTTAACTCTGGGTCCGCACCCAGATTTCCAATAAAAGTGCAGACGTTTATGCCTCTTGCCATCCTCCTTCCATTTCTGCTCCCATTTCCCCCTTGTTCAACGCTTTTTTAACGAATCTCACGCTTAAATGGCGAAACGGGCATGCCCTTTGAATAAATGCCCGCCATTTTCTTGCGTGGCGACCCTATGACTCCTCAATGTCTGGCGGCACCTCGTCGTCAAACTCCGCCAACACCTGCTGCGTAGCCTGCTGAGCCTGCTCTACCCGCTGGGAAGCCAAAACCACCAGCGGAGCCGCCTCCACATCCTTCGGCACCAGCTCATCAAGCCGATTACACAGATTCTCCCAGGCTTCTATCTCCTGCGACTGAGCCTCGCATAGCCGTAAGGCGCTCTGCGCACGTTCTTGCCACGTTTTTACCAAAAATTACCACCTCTCAGCTCTTTTCAAATTCTTTTAGAACTCTTTTATGATCCCCAGGACATCCGTGTCCGGGGTCCGAGGACAGGGGTGTCCTGGGTGAGGCGACATTCGTGTCTGGGGCTGCTGGGACAAACCTGGCAGGGCTTGCGACGGCAATCAAACGACGCCTTTTAACGGGATAAGGGATTTCATGGCCTGAAATCCTTGTCCCGGCACCTCTCAGCTGAAAAGAATCGCAGGGAGAAGAACAGCCCCCATAAGGACCGGATGAATCGTTGCCCTTGTCCGCTTTACGCAGACGACTGCCCCTCTCCCCGCTATCTCCGTTCCCTTGCTCAAGGCTTGAAAAGGATGATCGGAGTCCGCTTGCCCACCCAAGCGCCGATCAGGTTGAAGTCAATCCACTCCCTGGCCTCGTCATAGCCCATACCCTGCTGCATAAAGCATTCGAGCAACTTCTCGTCGTCGTATACGGCAACAGGAGGGCTACCACACCGCTCGCCAACGCCCACCAAAGCCTCGTCGCAGCCCTCCCAGAAGGCGATCTCCTTGTCGTAGGCGGCAATCTCGTCCCTGGTGACACACATCGGCTCTCCTTCCCCCCTCGTCTCTTAGGAGTACAATTTGACTGCGGTAACCGGCCCGGAACCGGGGGGTCGCGTGCGGCTTCACCTTCGCCCACCGCCAAACTCGCCAGCCAGACAGCCAGGCACGAGCTAAGCCCTTGCAGCACAACAGCTTAGCCCGTGCACTCAAGCTGGGCCAGCTTGCCCCCACAACAGCCTAAGCCCCTGTAATTACAGGCGGTTGCGGGGTTCCTCAACTGGCGGCTTCCCCCAGTGGTCCCCCAGCCTGGACGGCCAGGCCGTGTAAACGGCCCGGCACCCAGCCATGGCCAAAGGAGTACGAATTCGTGTTTCGTGAGTGGCTATGCGTGCCCGTCCACCGGTCCCGGTGAACCAATCAAGGCAAATGGCCACCTGCTCACACACAACGCCGGGGGGCCGTGTAAACGGTGCGGCCGGAGGTAGTCCAGGGCACCGCACCCGGTGGCCACAGTCACCGTCAGACGGCCCTCTAATTTTTTTTCGTTTAAACGCCCTACCTCTGGAAGATTTCTCTTGACAGTGGCAAAATGCCACCGTAAGTTCATACCCGTCAGCAAGACACCGCTGACCCCTACCGGCACTCGGTCGCGGCAACGCACCGAGAGGCACCCCAGGCTCGACTCGAAAGAGTCACGCGGCCCGTGTCTAACGAAGCGGAGAGGGAGCATAGCAGATCATAGGCACCTGAGAAGGGGCGGCCCGGACAAAGCACCGGGCTGGTAGTATCACCACAGTATCAGGTCACCGTGAGAGGCCGTGAGCAGCGGCCCAAGTCAAGGCGAACTATCAGATTGTGTGTGAGAGTGAACAGTAGTTGACGAGGGCTGGCCAGCACGTGTAAACGTGCCGGCCAGTAAGTCGCAGAGCCGGTCCCAAGCCCGGCTCACACTCACTCACAAGGAGCAAGCAAGATGATGCCGATGAAGCAGCGCGTTGCCCAGCTGGGTCTGGCCATGGAGTCAGAGCTGGTGGAGGCGAACCCCGACATGATTGGCGAGATGGCCCCAGGTAGTATGCACTGGAGGTGTACGATCACGGCCCGCGAGGGCGGCAGTATGCTGGTGCACTTCAGCCAGGGTCCAGCCGTATGCGAGGAGCCGACGCTGGAGGGCGTGTTGGGCTGCGTGGTGGACGAGGTGTCGAGCGTGGTGAACGTGACCAGCTTTGAGGAGTGGGCCACGTCGCTGGGCTATGACACGGACAGCCGCCGAGCGGAGGCCGGGTTCAACCACATCGTCAAGCATACGGAGCAGCTGATGATGCTGGTGGGCGGCGAAGCGTTTAACGATCTGCTGTATGAAACGTCCGAGTAGCTGACGAGGGGCGCAGCGTGTAAACGCTGCGTTAAGTCACAGCCACGGTCCCAAGCCCGGCACACTCACTCACTCACAAGGAGCACGAATCATGAGCATGATTTTCACGTCAGACAACGAAAAGGTGAAAATCCTAACCAGTGAAACGCTCGCCGCCGGCGTGTTGTACATCTACTCAACAAAGCCGGGTGATGAGCTGGGGGAGGGCAATCGGCTGGATAGCCTGACCCTAACGCCTGACGAGATGATAAGCCTTGGTCGCACGTTGACCACTCGCGGCGAAGCCCTCAAGGAAGACAAGAAGCATAGCGTGGTTGTTGAGCGAATCAGACCGGTGGAAGCGCCACGGCCGTTTGGTGAGGGAACATGAGGCGCAGTGGCTGGCGGACAAAATTAACAGCTGACGAGGGGTGCCGGGCACGTTTAAACGTGCTCGGTATTAAGTCGCAAGCACGCACCAAGCGGGCACACACTCGGGTGCCCGCCTTCAAACCCAGGAGGAAATAAAATGAAATATTACTGCGACGGATTCCAGAGCGTAGAAGCGGACGACCCCAGCGAGGCCGCAGAAATCTTTGCCGCAAGGCTGGCCCGCAGGGAGCATGGCCGAGCGGGGCGGGTTGGGCCAGTTAACATGAATGGGTTCGTCTACGGGGGCGGGGTCTGGGACTACTCCGCATTCATCGGCTACAAGGGCGGCGGCGGCGGTTTGACAGGCGCGGACGTAGCACTGTCGGTATACACAAAAGAATGAGTAAGGCAATGTGGTCCGAGGTCACACACCCGGACGAAGCATGCAAGCGTAGCTGACGAGGGGTGCCCGCACTGTTTAAACAGTGCGGGCATTAAGTCGCGGTGCCGGTCCCAAGCCCGGCCTACTCACTCACACAAGGAGCAAGAATCATGGCACCCACAATCAAAAAGATGCCGCGTGCGAAGTCCCGCGAAGAGTGGCTGAACAACGCTATCAAGCTGAGCCGCCCCATCTTCCGAAAGCTCAAGTGCCCGCTGCCACGTAAAGTGCGGGCGGCGTGCTCGTGGACGTCGCACGGTGCACGGTCAGCGGCCATCGGCCAGTGCTGGACGTACGAGGCCAGCAAGGATGAGACGGTAGAAATTCATATCTCCCCCAGGCTGGACGATGTATTGACCGAGGGCAAGCAAGGCGTACTCGACACGGTCGTGCACGAACTCGGACACGCGGCGGCGGGAGTTGACGAGGGCCACAAGGGCGAGTTCGCACGAGTAGCCCGAGAGTTGGGGCTGGCGGGGCCGTTGACCGCCACGAACGCCGGGCCTGAGTTCGTGAAAATGTTCAGGCCGATAGCACGGGCACTGGGGCCGTACCCGCACGCCGAGTTGCGGCCCAGCATGATGGTACCCGCTGGGCCAGGTGGCGGCGCTGGCACCCCAAGCGGCCGAGGCGGCGCACCCGTGCCCCGCACAAGCGGCCCACGGAAACAGGGCACGCGAATGCTCAAGGTCATGTGCAAGGATTGCGGTTACACACTGCGCACCACTCGCACCTGGCTGGAAATGCAAGGCACGCCAAAGTGCCCGTGCAACGATACACCGATGTGGTCCGAGGTCACACACCCGGACGAAGCATGCAAGCGTAGCTGACGAGGGGTGCCCGCACCGTTTAAACGGTGCGGGCATTAAGTCGCGAGCACGGTCCCAAGCCCGTGCATTCACTCACTCACAAGGAGCAGCAAAATGACACGCCATAGGGAAGTAAACCGGACGGCCATGGCCCGCTTGCTCAAGGACTGCCGTCAACGGGGCGCAGAGTTTCAATACCATATCAATTCCCTGGGGCACCGCTCGCTATCGGTTGAGTTGTACAACCGAGGGGTGCGCTTCTATCATATCTACTGACGAGGGATACCGGGCACGTTTAAACGTGCCCGGTATTAAGTCACAACACCGGTCCCAAGTCCGGTGCATTCACTCACTACACAAGGAGCACGTCAAATGTTCTACACAATCGTGCAGCATAGCGCGTACGGCTACGGTTCGGAACCACAGTTTCAGCACGGGCTCGAAACGCGGCAGGTGAACACCAAGGCCGAACACGCCAAGGTGCGCAAGGCGGGCGGCGTAATTATGGAATACATCGAGGCTGAGGATTTCGTTGAGTCCGAGTCGTATCCCCCAGGCAATAGCGGGCTGGTTCCGGCCGCACGGGGCTCGTTCGCACGGGCTAAGGTGGACGGTTTGCGTATTTACGTTCCGAGTAGCTGACGAGGGGTGCCGGGGGCGTTTAAACGACTCGGCATTAAGTCACAGCACCGGTCCCAAGTCCGGTGCACCCACTCACTCACAAGGAGGCACAAAATGCCCAAAAGCCAACCCACCTGCGCAGATCGTGTAAACGGCAGCTGGCAATCGACGCGGCAGGATTTGCATTGCATGTATGGTTGCAGCGGCTGGGGGGCACTGCCGTCTGAGGTAGAGTTGCGTGCGTTTCTCGCGGACCAGGGACAGGACGCGGAAGAGCTACGCAACATGGACCGGGACGAGTTAGACCAACAAGCGGCCGACATCCGAGGCGAGTACGGCCTGGAGTTCAGCTATGTGGCCCCGCACACGTTTGAGGATCAGCCAGACGGCTACTATCGCTACCTGTTTAGCACGGGCGGGCCAGGCACGGAGTTGCGGTTCTATCCTCGGGCCACGTCTGAGGAACGGCTGGATAGGGCTGAGTACTGGTTTCTCGACTGGTATGACGGGGCCAACATTACAGTCACAACGGACGAGGTTGTTCAGGCCGTCTGGGAAGATTTATACGACACCGGGGCGGTATGGCGAACTGCAGATTGTGTGTGAGCCTGCAATTACTGACGAGGGGTGCTGAGCACGTTTAAACGTGCTCAGCATTAAGTCACAACTCCGGTCCCAAGTCCGGGGTAGAACTCACTCACACATTGGAGGATTTACATGGCACGCAAAGCCGAAGCTATTCAGCACTGGCGCAGCTTGGAGTCGGATCAGCCGATCTTGCGACACTTCACGCCAATTCCCTACAAGGCAAGCGGCAGCAAGTACGGAACGTGCGGGATACGGATTGACGGTAGCCCGCAATTTGTGGACGCGGTGCTGTCCCGGTTGCAGGATCTGATCGACGGCGAAAATCACGCGACACGGCTGGAGTTGTCGCGCAGGCCTGTTACCAGCGAGTTCAAGGCCATGCCCAACGCGGTGCAAGACTCGGAAGTCTGCTACATCCGACTGCACATGCGCGGAGGTCAGGCCGCTACGCTGCTGTTCGACCGAAGCCTGGACGACGCAACGGAACGATTTGCCAAGGCACAAAGCTGACGAGGGGTACTGGGCACGTTTAAACGTGCCCAGTATTAAGTCACAGCTACGGTCCCAAGTCCGTGGCACTCACTCACACTCACTACCATGGAGGAAACACCATGGAAGGTCAGACGTTTACACACTTCGGTGTCGGTGCCAATGTCTGGGCACTGGCCAACGGGATCAACGCCTGCGTTGCCCGGCTCGTCGAGGAGGGCGGCTCCCAAAATCTTGAGCGCTACGGCCATGGGGTGTATGAGTTCAGCCGACCCGTGACGCTGGACGAGGTGGAGGTGTCGCCCCTGGATGGTGCACTGTCGGCTGCGGAAGATGTCGGCGTTAAGCCCGTAGAGATTCACCGGAGCTGGGCGGACAAGCAGAAAGACACCAGCACAAACGAGCCTCGGTACAACGGTCGGACGGCCAAGGAGTTGGTTGTGGCCCTTGAGGAGGTGTATTACGGGCTGGAGGAACTGGCCAGCGACGTTGACGACGAGGACGACAGCGGTGGCGAGATCCAGAACCACGCCTACGAACTGGAGGTGCTGTTTAACCAGATCGGTGAGGCGCTGGGGATGGAGGAATACGGCGGCGTGTGTAGCTGACGAGGGGTGCTGAGCACGTTTAAACGTGCTCAGTATTAAGTCACAACTCCGGTCCCAAGTCCGGGGTATTCACTCACTACACAAGGAGCAAAAATCAGATGAGCGACTGGACGATCACGCACCTACCGCTGGATGGCCCGTTACACCCTCTGCATTACCACTACGAGAGTCAGACTGAGCCGCAGGAGGCGTATATTGAGATCAACTGGCTCGACCGCACTATACACGCAGACTACGACGGCGAGGTCGGCGGCGACGGTGGGCGATTATGGCACCACGACGGCACCTACCTCGTCGAACGAGTCAATTCAACCACCTTCTGCACGGTCCCGTACAATGCGACTGCCGAGGAACTCAACCGCCTACTGAATCAGATCGGGGCGTCGGTGGCTACTGCGGGGGCAGTAGCCACCGACGATGATTTGGAATCGGTTTTCGAGGGGCTGGTTAGGGCGTTATTCGATGACATCGAGTCGGGAGAGCATCCCAGGATCTGCACCGCCGAGGAGTGGTTTGGGCCGTGGTCTGAGGGCGATCTGCCGGTTGTCGCCCCTGACAGCACCGACAAGCACCTCGACGCGCTGGCCGTCGAGATCGAGCGAGACGCCCGCAAGAACTCCGTCACGGTGACGGGTGTTGACGAGTGGCTGGCCGAGCGGCGGGCTGAAACCGGAGGTGACGCATACTGTGAGAATTAAATGACGAGGGACACCGAGGCGTGTAAACGCTTCGGTGTTAAGTCACAGTCACGGTCCCAAGTCCGTGGCACTCACTCACTACACAAAGGAGCAAGAATCATGGCTGATTATCAGATCAGAGTGTCCGTTAAGGCCAGTTTTCTTGTGTGCCTGGCCGCCAGCGAACTGCCGCTCGACGATGACAGGACTATGCGGCAAATCGTATTCGAACACATACGCCAGCAAATAGCGGATTCGGACGCAGAGGACGTTATTGACGAGTGGACGCCCGAAAGCATCGGACCTATGTAGACGAGGGGCACCGAGGCGTGTAAACGCCTCGGTGTTAAGTCGCAACTCCGGTCCCAAGTCCGGGGTAGAACTCACTCACACATTGGAGGATTTATGCAGCTTACGATGGCTGACTGGCTGCTCCACGGGCAGCAAGCGTGCAAGGACAAACCCTATGTCGCCTGTCGTGATGTTGTGGAGGCACACGCTATGGAACGGGTTCGAATTAGAAAAACGGCACGTCCCTATGCGGGTAGGCTGTTGGAGGTGGCAGGCCGCGAAACCTACCCCAACGGGCGAAGTGTCGTACGCGTATACCCGCCCCGGAAGAGCAAGTACTACCGGACGTTGGAGTATGAATTGCACGAGGTTCAGGAGGTGCAAGATGAGCCGTAGAGTGCACCCTGTCGTGCGTCAGATCGTAGATCGGCAGCACGTTGGTACGCCCAACCGCGAGGTGATCGCGGCCGTAGTACGTGGCCTCAAGGACGGCTGGCGCACCTGGCGTACGCTGGATCGTCGCACGCGGCGCAAGTGGATGAATGACGCCATTCGTATACACGCGAGCAACCGCGAGTTGTATACGAATGTCATGCGGTATGGCCGAGGCGTGTAAACGGGGGTGGGGGTGGTTAAATACACCCCCCCCCTACCCCCCCCCATTCACAAGGAGGAATGGAAGTGAACTGGACTGGAGTAACATTGCGGGAGTGGCGAGAGTCGCAACCGCCAGATCGTGAGAAGGTGGGCCGTGGCAAGTGGATCGACTGCCTTAGCCGCGAAGGGCTGGGGCGGCGGCTTAGAGTGCACAAGCGGACGATTGCCCGCTGGGAGAATGACGAGCAGCCGATCCCGGCTCCTGTGAAGGTTCTGCTCAGTCTTATGGCTGAGAAGTAGGGCCAGCCCGTTTACACGCAATCAGGAAGCCCTCTGTGCCGGAAGGCGCAGGGGGCTTTTTTTTGTGCTCATTTTGAGTGCCCGCTGGACGGCAGAGGCTCGTGCGGGGTTATCGACTATGCGCTGGAACGTCTCATGGTCAACACCGGCGGACTCGTGCCAGATTGAGTTCGCGCACAGGAACAGGGCCGGATCGGGGGCCATGAGTATATCATGCACCCGCCCGTGCGTATACTTCTCGATCTTGAGTCGTTTAAACTCACCCGGCTTGACGGTGCCCAGGCCGTTACGCTTGATCTGCGTAAACGCCTTGCGCACCCGCTGTCCTTCTTTGCTATGCCAGATAAACCAGTCGCGCAGCGCAGATAGCAGCATTTCGCTGGCCAGCCGTTGGTGGCATCGCCTTTTAAGCATTTCCCTATAGGCTGGGGTACGACTACGGTCAATGCTCACGGCTCATCCCCCCAAGTAATCACGAATTCATCCGCCGTAGGCACGGCACTGCGTAGTTGTCGCAGCGCGTCCTTGCTGCTCCAGACGGCGGGGTCGCCGGTCGGGGTTTCGCCTTTTGATAGGCCAATCCCTATGCATCCCTGCACCTGCCGAGCGTAGTTGGCCACGTGAATGAGACAGGCGTAGCGGGCCGCTACGTTGGGATCTGAGGCCACAGTGCCACCGACAAAGCGGAAACAGTCACCAAATTTGGAAGAAACATGGGGCGATAGCGTGTAAACGCCCGAGGGCACACACGACTCGAAGGGCGTATTGTCAAGCCACGGCCGTTCGATTGTGTGCAGCTTCAGATCCGTTGATGACAGGCTGAGCAGGCCACGGGTGCCCCCTGGCGACGATTCGTAACGTACAAGCGTCAGCATGGTCACACCTCCTATGTCATCGGGTATGTTTTTTTTGTATATTCCCCATGCCCAGCTGGAGGACTTGGACCTCTCGCCTATCGAGAGGGCCTCCGTGGGTTCACACTTCGTGTGAGAGTGAGTGGCCCCCATTTTGACCCCCAGGTCGAAATGGGGGCTTTTTTTTGGGAGCTACCCCTTCAGGCACACTTTGTGGGGGGGGCAAAAATGAAAGCGGAGTGACAGGCTATGGCGTCAGGGAAAATTTCCCTTGACGCCACGACCCGCCACTCCGCATATTGTTTAAACACAGCGGTTTAGGAACCGTAGGACAGGTGGCAATAGGCGGGGAAGTTTCCACATCACCTTCCGACACGCCTGGAAGCCAAGCCTACGCTACAGGGTCGAACGCTGGAGTCCTCTTCTCACAGAGCGCACCTCCAATTTCGGCCCGCCTTTGTTTATACCCCCGGTTCGAGGGGTGGCGACGATCCCACGCCGCACCCTGTCGGGCTTCAAAAGAGGGGAACCCCTCCCCTTTAGGATACCTACCGGCTTTCGGCCACTTCTGTCTACTTCATTGGTCGGGGTCTTAAAAAAACTTATGACCAATTTAGCGAGACGTTGTGGCCGTGTCCATAACTTTCTGCGTTTACACGCACTTATGGCTGGTTTGCAAGCCTGGTGACTGGAGGCGTCTGGGGGGTGACTCCCCGTGCTTTTTGCCCCAGTTTTGAAAAAAAAATATTGTTGCTGTGCTAAAAAATTTTTTTTATTTACCACGCAACTCTTGGGATAAAAACAAACCGACGCCCCGCCAGCGTGCAGGCTGGCGAGGCGTCTAAACCCAAGGAAACTCGAATCAACCCCGACCAAGGAGTAGACAGGAGGAGCGATGGGCCTTTCTTATTGTAGGGCTGCCGAGTCATGTACGTCAAGTGCGCCCTTGCGTACATGTATGACATGCGGTGACTGCCGATGACTACAACTACGCACGTCACCTCCGCCGAAGCCACCCTGGCGGCCGCCTCAGACGAGCTGTTGGAAAAGGTTTTACTGGAGGGCGATCTATCCAAGCTCTCCGTCCCGCAGCGCCTCGCGTATTACAAGCACGTCTGTGAGTCAGTGGGTTTAAACCCGCTGACCAAACCCTTCGATTATGTAAAACTACAGGGCAAGCTGACCCTGTATGCGCGTAAGGATGCCACGGACCAGCTGCGCAAGCTGCATGGGGTATCCGTCGATGACCTGGAGCTGACCCGCTCTGACGGCCTGGTCACAGCCTGTGCAAAGGGCTCTGACCGGACTGGCCGGAGGGATGTCGAGTATGGGTCGGTCGCGGCTAATAATCTCAAGGGTGACGCCCTGGCCAATGCCGAGATGAAAGCCGTCACCAAAGCCAAGCGCAGGCTCACCCTGTCCATGTGCGGGCTGGGCTGGCTGGACGAAACTGAGGTCCGCACGATCCCAGATGCGGAGCCAATGGATGACATGTTTCACGAGGAACAACAGGCCGACGCGGGGCAGCCAGCAGCTCCGGCCGCTGAACCGGAAAAGGGACACCCCCCTGCTCCAACTTCCCAGGGGGATGTCCCCATATCCCCAGAAGAAGCGGCAGAGGAAGAGCCCCACTATTTCCGCTATCTGAAGAAATGCCAGGAGCTAAAAGCCGACCTGGGTAATGACGCCTACTACGACGTGCTGGGTCAGTTCGACCTGCGTAAGTCCAATGAGGTGGACGGTAGCGACCTGAAAAAGATGGGGGCCATTGTAAAGTCACTCATGGCAGTGTCCCAGCTTACCAAGAATGGAATCGTGTAAACGTGGGCATCAAGGTGGAAGTGACACACACCGTGGACCTGGCCTGTGACCACGCCGGTTGCGCCAACAGCTTTCACGAGACAGTGGACGACGTGACCAAGGCCATCGACGCAGCTCGCAAGCAGAAATGGTGGGTTGGTAAGGATTTTAGCGTCTACCACGTGGTTAAACTCCAGTCAAACAAGCCCACGATGGCCTACTGCCCCGAACATCTGGCGGATTGCCCCACTCTGGACGAAAAGGCGACAGCCAATGCGCGATAACCACCGAAGCGTGATCTATGTCGCCGCAGGGATAACCGTCGTATGGCTCGTGGGGGTTCTGTGTCTGCGCTGGGTGCTTTAAAAACAACCCCGACCAAGGAGGATTCCGTGGAACCGGAAAAGGAAATGACCAAGGGAGCGGTCTGCCAACTGATTGACAACCTGTGGGTGACCAAAACCCAACGCGAAGGACTCAAATACAAAATTCAAACAAGGATGTTTACAGGGCCGGAGTTGATGGAGTGGGGCGCACGCTTTCACACGGCGGTGAACATGCAGGAGGAATTGATGCAAACACACGCCCAGGAAGCGGCCAAGGCCCCACAGGTCGAGGCGTTGCGTCACGACTACAGCGGCCCCGAGCTGCGGAAGCGCCGACGCACCCTGGCCGGTAGGCTGTTGCGCGATGCCATCCGGTCACAGGACGGAGTGCAGGTGCCGCCGGAGTTGTCCCGGCAGGCTGTGGAGAAATACCTATGAGCCAGCTGGCGCGAATCCTTCAGCAGGCACGATCTGAGGCCCAGGGCGGGCTGGAACAGGATGGGCTGCCCCAGGGTGCCCAAGAGCACCCTATTGAGAAAATCCAGTACACGTATAAAGAGGCGGCCTTTGTGATGGGGCTGTCAACTCGCTATCTGATGCGCCTGGTCAAAGAGGGCAGGCTGAAAGCTGTTCGATTTGGCAAAAGTACCCGCATACGCAAGGCGGATTTAGAACAGCTTGTTGAGGATCACCTGGAATGAGACTCGACCCCCCACCACCACCAGAACCCGATGAGGACGACCCGATGCCAGAAACGACGTTGGACGAGCTGCAGGCCCGTGACGAGCACCAAGCCACCGACAATAGCCCGGACACCGACGATACAGAGTTCATAGAGCCCTTTGCAGAGCTAAGGAGCGACGAGATGGCAGAACACCATCTACGGAAGCTGAAGGGGCACCAGGACGAATATGAGGAGGTGCAGGCCCGCTTTGACACCGAGATTGCCCGGCTGATGGCGCGGGCCGACCGTGAGCTGCAAAAGATCGAGCGGCGAATATCCTGGCACGAGGGGGGGCTAAAAGCCTACTACGTGCGTAAGGGGCAGAAACGGCTGGTGATGGCCAACGCAACCTTGAGCAGTATCAAAGGACGGCCGAGCGTAGATGTGCCCAATCCAGGGCTATTGGAGGCGTGGTGCGTTGAAACGGGTCGTGCCGAGGTGGACGATCTGTTTCGGCGCACGAAGTCTCCCGACAAAAAGAAGATCCTGGCCTACATCCGGGAAACTGGCGAAGAGCCTCCCGGCTGCCGGATGATGACTGGAGCAGACTCCTTTAAGGTAAAATTTTGAAGAAGCGGATTGTAGCTCTTTGTCGGCAAGAGGCCGACAGGCTGGCAAAGAGCTTCAGCCGCACTGATCGGGCAAACAACTTCGCACACGAGTCCTATCATCTGGCAAAGCTGCTAAACTGCTCAGAAACCGTGGCTGTTGCCTGTTATCGGAAGCGCCCATCCGGCCAGCTGGCGCTGGCTGCGTTAAAGTGGGTCAACGCTGGGCAGCGCGACGCTCAGGGCATTGGGGATCGGAGTTACGTGCTGTCGTGGTTTATCACCTACGCAGACCTGGCAGGCTTTGAGGTTGCGCGAGACCTGCTCCAGAGAGCGGAGGTGTACAACACAACATCAAAAATGGGGTGACCACCAGTCCGATGGTGGCCACCCCTTTTTCGTCGTTACTTGAGCCAGGCGCTGCCCTTGTAATTCACGTAGAAGCGCTTGGGCGGCGGCCGCTTGCGAGCCTCCCCCACTGCGGTCACCTTGTGGGCACCTGCACAACTGGCTCGCTCGCCATAGCGCAACACCGTCGGCTCGACCAATTCTTCTGATACCGCGAGCTTGGCCAGGCCCGCACGAGTGAACACATTGAGCTTGCGCATCAACTTGCGCATGTGCATTTGGACTGTGCCTGGCTGAATACCCAGCTTGTCCGCTACCTCGTTGTCGTCCAGCTCGCAAGCGGCCAGGTGCCAGACATCAATTTCGCAGTCGGTCAGCTCCTCACCCGCTTCAGGCGTCCGCCGGTGCCGTCCGCCCTTGGGCTTCCCATTGGATGATGGCTGAGGCTGCCTCGTACGGGCCTTAGCCATAATTACATCGCCCCTGCCTGCTCGCTCAACGCAGCTATGAGCCGGTCCAGTCGGTCCCGTTCCCGCCTCAGCTCTTCGACGATAGTCAGCGTCATGGCCAAAACGGGCATGACGGCAAGGCCGGTGGTTTCCACGGGGGCGATCTCAAAGCCTGTTGCGGTGCCATTATTGCCAGTTGCGGTAGCCTGTTGCGCTTCTGCATCCTGACGGATGCCATTTGCGCGAGCCTGACGGGCCGTCGCCGCCTTGCTAATCTTCGCATTGGCATCCTGGATCTCTGGCTCCAGCTGAACACGCCATCGGCGCAACACGCTATCCGCCACGTCAACGTGGCGGGCAACTGCGGAAAGCGACTCCCCCTTCATTATCCGCCGCACGGCCTTCAATTTCGTGTGCTTCTTCCACCGACGCCGTGCCCTTGGTGCTGTTGCTGCGGTCATACCGTCACTCCTTGGTTAAGTGAGAGGTGGGTCGGTATAAACGCAAAAAAAAAGTAGAAGATCAACTAAAATCGTGCCCGTTGGGGCGCACTGAGTCGATTCCTACGATACTGCCCCACAGGCGGGGCAAGCCTTTATAGGCAAAATTTGGGGGGGCGTCTTGGGGGAAGTATTCTCAGGGGCTCCGGGAAACTCCTTGCACTGCAACCACTTACGAGGGTAGCGTTCCAGCTTGGGAAGCTTGCGTTCTACCCCTGAACTACTCCCGCTCCGTTTCTCTACCTCGAGTAAACGTCACTTCCAGTCACGATAAGTCACCGCCGGTCACCAAGGGGATTGGGGGATGTTGGGGGAAGTATGGGGGAAAAGGCTTGAGAAAAAATAAATCCATCTGTATGTTGCCAGAGCCATATAGGAGTGGCGACTCATAAAAGGAAGGATTTACAATGGCACCACGCAAGCCGCCCCCCTTACCGAAGTCTCATCATGTGGGACGGGTGACGCTTCGATTGAAGTCGGGGGTTTATTGCGCACGTTATCGCAATGATGACAAGCGCCGATTCGAGTTCTCCACCAAGTGCCGAACGCTGGAGGGGGCCATAAAGGTGGCCCGCCGGATAAATGATGATCTGGAGCTGCACGGCGACTGGCGACCCACACGCGGTGACATGACCGTAGCCGCAGCGTGGGCCGAGTTCTGCAAGAAGTGGACCGGGTGGAGCGATGGCGTCTGGAGCAACAATCACTATTACTACAACGGTCTGATCCTGCCAGCGATTGGCAACCTGCCCATCGCTTCCGTGCGGCCCGTCGATCTGCTGGACATCCTCGAAGGGGCAGAGAAAAACCGAGAGGGGGGCAGGGTTGGCCCGTCCTGCTGGAACGGCTGGATCACAGCGCTTTCGACCCTGTTTAGATGGGCCAGCAACCCTGCGCGGGCCTACTGCCCCGGCAATCCGGCCCGGTTGTTGGAGCGACGGCGGGAGCCAAATTACGGTGACCGTATCCCGCCTGCGTTGAGCGACGACGAGCTGGAACGGCTACTGACCGATCTCGCCGAGGTTTCCACATCGCCCGTCGCCTATTACATCACGCTGCTGGCCGTGGACCTGGGGATGCGCCCATGCGAGCTAAAGAAGCTGACGTGGGACGATATCGACTTCGACAACAATCAGATCCGGGTCGTGGAGTCCAAGACGGATACCGACCGCTACGTTCCCATGACGACCCGCGTGCGTGGGGCCATTACCGAGCGCTGGAATCACGTTGGCCAGCTGGACGGCGAGCACCCCCCGGTGCCGGGCGCTAACATTATTAAGGCGCTGAAGTCAGCGGCCAAGCGAGTGGGCATCCCTCACATTACCCGCTACGTCCTGCGACACACAGCAGCCACGAGGTGGGGCGAAAGCGGCATGGAGCTGGACGTGGTAAAAAACGCCATGGGGCACAAGAAAGTGGACATGACCCTGCGCTACATGAAGTCGAGAGAGAAGCGAATCCACGACCAGTTTGCCGCCTTTGACCAGCAGCAGGCCGGTTGACAAGGAAGCGGTTAGTTGGCTTGATTCACTGAAGTTATTAGAGCGAGGTCAAAGGGCTCCCCGTTTCGGCAAAGACGGGGAGCCCTTTTTTATGCTGTTTAATCCTGGGTACTGGCATACGCCTGGCTCAGAATCCACGTGATAAATGTGACCAGTGCGGCCGTGGTGGCTTCGTGCGTCCACACCGATTCCCATCGATATCCCCCAGGCCACTGGCCTGTGCTCCTGCAAATTTGATAAAAAATCGTCACCGCTGTGGCCGCGCTTGCTGACCACGCTGCCGCACGATTGCTGTCCTGTTTTGCTCTCTCTTGAGCGGAAATTACCTTCTCGAGTTTGGCAGTTTTCCCCTTGGATTTTGCCAATTCTGCGGCGGTTTCTCGCTTGCCTTTGGCGGCTTTTTTTGCGGTCCATCTCTCCGCCTGGACAGCCGATTGGGTCTGTTCCAGCTCTTTTTTAATGGCATCATAATGCCTACGCAGATCCCCGAACGAGGCGACATTTTTACTGTCTGGGTAATGCGGAGACATCGGCTTATTTCCCTCGATCCGTCAGACGGCGAAACCTGCCTTGCCGCAACAGTCGTTGCATGGTGCGGCGATTAGGACGCTGCCTGCGCCGTAGCCAATGCCGCAGGCGTGCCCACCACGACAGGCGGTATATTCCCCTCTCGTCGGACAACCTGGAATGCTCGACGGGCTTTGGCAGACTGCCAGTCCCTGTCTCGCGCCGTGCCCAAGTGCCTCTACCCCTTGGCCGCCACTACAGTATCGCAGTAATGCTTCCAGCCATCATAGAGGGTCTGGAGGGCGGTGTATCCAAGGGCGTACATGGCTCCTTCCGTGGAGCCTCCCGTTGCCAAAGCCACGCTGGCCGCACCCCCGGCAACCTTTTTAGACACGACTGATTTTACACGCTCGACAACAAAACTACCCAAGAGTCCCACTCGCATCCTCCTCTGCTTCGGATTCAACCACTTTTAATTCCGGTTCCTCTGCGTTTAATGCTTGCAGTACCTCCAGCTTGCCCGCAATCCGGTTGATGACCGGATCAGCGCTGGCAATCTGGTTTAAACGAGCGCCCTGCTCCTGTTGTAACTGCTCAATCAGCTGCTCCCTTGTCGGCTCGCCTACCATAATTACTTCCTCTTCGGTTTGCGTGTGTTGGTCACTTTACGGCCCGACCGTTTGGCCTCTTTCGTCGCAGCAGCTTTTCCTGCTGGCGTATACGCGTAATGCTTACCGCCTACCTTTGGCACGATATACCTCCTTTATGAGTTCCAGCCTTCGTCATCGAGATCCGATGCGATGGCTGCGTCTGGACTACGTCGTTGACTCTCGTACTGTATCACCTGCGTTTTAACATGGCGC